ATGGAAACTGTAAACAAAAAAAGGTATTTGGATAATGGGCTTTCTGAGGCTCTTACTAAATACGCAACACGAGAGGATCTGTCAGATATTCAAAAAGAAACTGGAGTCAGTGTTTCAACTCTGATCGGTATCAGAAGGCAGGAGGGAGTTGTAACTGAAAGAAGCCAGGAAGCGGTTAATAAACTTGCTAAAAGAGCTTATAAGAATGCTGAAGCTTCTGAAAGAGAAGCCAAGAAGTGTAAAAAGTCCCTCCAATCATTTATAGACTGTATTTAAAATGTCGCAGGAATTACAAATACCACAAGGGTATGTTTTGGTCCCGGAATCATGGGCGGAAAAATACTTCAACAAATCATTCTGGATAGATGTTAAAGAACCGAAAGTTAGTGAAGTGTCAGAATATGTTGGAGTGAGTGTAGAAAAGATAAAGAAGGATCTAAGAAATATAGAGTGTCCCCTTAGAAAATCAGAAAAAAGCAGATCAGGACGTGGTAATCAAATGAAGTTTCACAAATGGTCGGTTGAAGAATATAAAGAATGGCTTAGAAGATAAAATTAAAAGATATGTACGCTACGAATTTACTAAACACGAAAAAGAACCCACAGACAGTCTTCAAGAATCAGGAAAAATACGGAAGACAAACTGTGATCAAGAGAGAGGTTTTCTTAAGATCCTATTATCAACCTGGAAAAAAATTCAGTGAATTAGGAAAGGAAAAACATCAGAAGAATGAGACAGCATTGAAACTGCTTATTGAATTACAGAATAGATATCCTGATGATAAGGATTTTCAAAAAGCTGTAGAGCTAACTCGTGAAGATATTACTCAAAACGGCAAATTTAGACTGGACTGATATGAAAACAGCATTAAATCTAATACTAGCAGTAAACACTATTTGGGTGTTGTTCTGCTCCGATAATCCGGATGTGACTGTATTCTTTTTTCCGGCTTTTATCTACGTCTTTTTTGGGTTCCTGAGATTGTATCACAGGGAATTTGTAAAAACACTAATGACTAAGCGATGATTGATAAAGATGAATTATTAAGCTTCATTGCTTTCTACCGAAAGATCGGAGGGATCTACAACATAACTCCAAGAGTATTTATTAACCTCATGCAAAAATTCAAAAGATGTCAGTAAACAACGATACACTAAAAAAATTGCAAATGCCTTTAACCTTGAAATGGCTTGTTAGAGGTTTAAAACCTGATAATATTAAACCTACAGAAATGACAATAGTAGCTTATGTTGATGCAAGACAAGTTCAAGATCGACTTGATGATGTTATAGGTGCTGATAAATGGCAAGATGATTATTTCGAATCCAAAGGAAAACAATTTTGTAGGATTGGGATTAAAGTAGGACCAGAGTGGATTTGGAAAGGTGATTCTGGAATAGAGACACTTATGGATGCGTCTAAAGGTGAAACATCTGATGCATTTAAAAGGGCGGCTGTTCACTGGGGGATAAATCGTGACACTTACGAACTCGGAGAAGTTACAATTAAATGTAAGGTAGTGGGTGAGCTACCGGTTCCAATTGATGAAAAGGGAAATCAATTAAGCGGTCAAAAACTTCTCGCTGAATGCAAAAGGATTGTGGCATTGAGAGATTCAGATTTAAAGTTTGCGAAAAATGTATTGCCTTTTAAATCAGCAATCAATACAGAAGTAAAAAAGCCAAAAAGTACAAGACGTAAAATAGTTGAACCATTACCATGAGTAAATATTATTTATACACCGCTGAAGAATTAGAAGAGCATAATTCTAATTATATCATAAGATCATGGTCATTCTCTAAAGTCGGCCAATTCTGTAGAAATGAGAAAGCTTTTGAAATGATTTACATATACGGATATCAATCAACATCATCTGCATCGGGTGTTTCAGGGAATGCTTATCACGAAGCTTTAAGTTCATATTTCAAATCAAAACAAAATGGAATTGAATTAACACTTCCAGAAGTGGAAATGATTGCTTTTCAATATATAGATGAAGTTCCTGCAAATAAATGGAAACTACAGATAACAACGCCAACAATTGCTGAATCAAAAATAAAAGCAATAAAATCTACAACAGCACTTCTTACTAATTTCTTTCATGAAAAATATAAGTATGAAGATCACATTGCAAAAATATTAGATGTTGAGATTTCTTGGACTGGCTATTTAACAATAAACGGTGTTGATATTCCTCTTCCATGCAATGCAGTTATAGATTTAGTTATTGAAACTCATGATGGTAGAATTATAATAATTGATCATAAAAGCACAAATGCTTTTTCGTCTGAGGCAGAACTTTCACTTGCGATTGGTAAACAGGCAATGACTTATGTGAAGACTTATGAAGCTCATTCAGGGCTTGTTGTTGATGAAGTTTGGTTTTGTCAGAACAAGTATTCAAAAAATCAGAAAGGTGGGGATCAGTTGAATATGTTCCCGGTTGTTCTGAGTTACGATACAAGAGTTCTTTATGAAGATCTTCTTTACGAGAATATAAAAAGACTTATAGAAGCTGTTTCAAATCCTGATTATGTATACCTAATCAATGATTTTGACAATTTAGTTAACCGGGAAGAATTATATGAATTTTGGTCAAAAACACGCTTGAACGAAATTGATGTATTCGACATTGATGAATCTGAAGTTAACAAAGAAATGGTTGCAAAACGACACAGAAAAATCAGAGATTCATCAGTTAACACAGTCAGTCCTAAAATTATTAAGCATTTCCACAACAAAGCAGCTTCATTTATAAAATACGACTTAAACACAACAGACATGACACAGTCACAAAAAATAGAGCACAAATTAAAAGTAACATGTAGCGCTGATGCTAGAGTTGCACATATGTTTAGCGGATTTTCTTCTGATACTTATCTATTAGAAGTGGGAGCCGGAACAAAAATTTCTTCAATTAGAGGTTATAATCTCGAAATTGCAAGTGCATTAAACGTTGCAAATGTTAGAATTTCCAAAGATCTAAAAGTATTTGAAGGAAAGTCTTATTTGCAAGTTGAAACAGGAAAGAAAAAGGACAAATTTCTTCCATGGGATTCTACTGAATTAATAGGTCAAAAAGTTCCTTTAGGAAAAGACAATTTTGGGGAAACAATTTATTGGGATTTAGAGAACGAATCTACTCCATTCATGCTGATATGTGGCGCTGCAGGTTCGGGAAAATCTGCTTCAATTATCAGTTCAACCGAATATATCAAAAGAATGGAAGGAATAGATCAGATTATCATTCTTGATCCTAAATATGAATTCACAAGCTACGATTCTGATCCAAAAATTCAAGTGTACAATGACATCCTTGATATCGAAAGAAAAGTTGAAGATCTGGTTCTTGAAATGAACAATCTAATTAAGTATGGTGAAAAGAAAAAGATCGTGATCATTTTTGATGAATTCGCCGATGCTGTTGCAAACTCAAGAAAAGGAAAAGATCTTGAAATCTGGGAAGATGTTGAAATTGGTTATTACAAACAATCAGCTCTTGAAATATTACAAGAGACTGCTCCGAGAGTAAAAACAAAATACCAAAAGACAGGCACGCTTAGAAGTCTTGAAGAGAACATGAGAATCATCAAGCAGAAAGGAAGATCCGTTGGAATCCGGGGAATCGATGCAACTCAACGAGCTTCTTCAAAAGTTATTACAGGTGATGCCAAAGTAAACTATTCATTGATGATTTGCTTCAGAGTGCCAAAAGCAATTGATAGTACTGTTGTTCTTGATGATTCCGGTGCAGAAGTTCTTACAGGTATGGGCGATGGTCTTTTAAAATCTCCTGAATTCCCTGATTTAGTTCGATTTCAATCTTTCTTTTATCAAGAATCTGCACAATGAACAACAGTACAATAAAACCTAAAGTAGGGCAGTGTATTGATTGTCCTGAAGAATCCACTGAAAAATATTTGATAGCGGGGAGATGCGGATATCATTATGATATTCATAGAGCCAATGTAAGGGCTGAAAAAAAAGCATTCAAAGAAGCGGATGGACAGCCTGAAACTAAAAATGAAACAAAGCCGATGTATATCAGAAAAGTTTCAAAAAAAAGACAGAAGGAAAACAGGCAATACACAATCAAAAGGCTTCAATTTCTAGCTCAACCAGGAAATCAAAGGTGCTTTATTGAAGGCTGTAATAGTCGGGCCGACACGATAGAACATACTGCCGGGAGATGGGGAAATAATTATTTAGATGAATCCACGTGGAAACCCTGCTGCAACTATCACAATTTGGAATTAGAAAGAAACTCTGAATTATCCGGAAAATACCAGTTGAGTAAGATATCTGGAAAACAAAAAATCATAAAAAAATAATCACATGAAAGTAAAAGATTTAAAAATAGACCAAGAGGTTTTTATCAACGGCTTTAAGTATAGCTATAAGGGAGTTAACAAAGTGAGAATGTCTGGTTATACTGCCCAAAAAATAGTTTTCAAATGCCTAGAAAATGATTCATCAAAGCACTTCGATCTTCCTGTCGGAAATAAAGAATTGAAGGAGATTGAGGGTCATATTGAATTGAAATAAGTAAAGATGAAGAAATTCAGAAAACGCATCAATATTGAAAATGCCACAGCTTTCAAATTAGAGTACAAAGATGGTAACGGTGAAATGAAAGAAAAGGAATTTACTTCTTACAAATCAATGGAGCAATTTCACAGCAGACAAGAAGCTTTCCTCTACCTGGATTATCATCGATATGCTCTTGTCAATGGGAAATGGCATCGCTTTTTAAAGTTGCGTTCGCCTTTTGTCTTTCAGGAAGAAATGAATTTCTTAAACAAAACTTTCAATGAAAATGTTGATGCAACAAATCTTCAAGAAGTTGAATTTGAAGAAAATTAACCTCATTAATCAAATTAATAAACCATGGATTTAAACAATGGATTCTTCTTAGCAAAAGACAATGAAGGGTATCTTGTCTACAGGGGAAAGAAAGTGGTCAGGCTGAGTTCTAAAGATTTTAAAGAAGCTGTGATCGAGGCGAAATTAATCACCAAAAACGAAACGCAAAATGTCAAGTAAAATTATCAAAATAGTAATGGAAGACGGAAGCTCTTTCGATTACAAAGAAAAGCCAATTGATCATTTTGGATCAAAAGAGGTAGAATCTACGAAATATAAGTTTTTCAACCAACATAAACACTGGGAAGAAAAAGCGCTTTCATATTTCAATTTAGATATTGAAGATTACGCCAAGGATCTTTTTGATCTAATTGATTCAGACGAGAAAAATGATATTAGCGATTTTGATGACGAAGACATTCTCATGGAAGTGGAGTCGAGATGCTTGCTTCCGGAAGCTGTCGAGCTGGAGAATTCTAACATTCTAAACGAAGGCTTCGTTGACCGATTCGTCAATATCATCAACAGGGGTGACAATTCTGAAATAGAAAACGCCCTCGCATTTCTTGAATTTAAATACAAAATATCATGAAAACATTTCCAGCAAACCCTAGAGTAAGAGGTTTCACCAGCAGCGATAACATGCAAAGATATAAGATTCACAAGCAGATAAGGAAGAAAGGTTTCAAGTGCGAAGTGTACGCTAGAAGTAGAACTGTATTGATCCCATTGGATACACCAGAAGTAGATCCTCTATTAATGGAGCTGGTTAAACGTTACGGCTATAAGATTCAGACTGAAGCTTTTTCGTAGTGTTTGAATAAAAGCCATACAATTGATTCAGTATGGGATACATACAGGTGATTGAGACCTGGTTAAAAGCTTTTGAAAATTATGAAATTATAGAAGATATGGCAAAAGATAAAAAGTCATTTGTCGCATATTCAGACTGGAATTCAACATTTAAAAAACTTTCGGATGAAGAGGCTGGGAAACTTGCAAAAATGATGTTCTCTTTTGTTAGTGATGAAAACCCGGAAGCCCCAGATAGAATAACGGAGTTGATTTTTGAGCCCATTAAAAATCAAATGGAAAGGGATCTAGAGAAATACAAGGAAGTTCGACAGAAAAGAGTTGAAGCCGGAAGGAGTGGCGGTAAAAAAAGCGGTGAAACTAGAAGCAAAACCGAGCAGATCGAAGCAAATGCTTCAAGCGACAAAGCAAACGAAGCAAATGCTTGTTTTGCTTCAAAAAATGAAGCAAACGAAGCTGTAAATGTAAATGGTAATGTAAATGTAATTGTAAATGATATTCTTTTAGAAAAAGAAACAAAAGAAGAAAATATAACAAAAGATTTTTCAGAAGAATTTATTCCGGAAGAAAAAAAAGGGGAAGAATTGTTTGAACCGGTAACTCCGGCTGGCGAAGAAAAAGAAAAAAGTTCCGTGAAAAAAGAAAAAGGGTCAAGAATAGTTTTCAGGCCTCCCAGTCTCCAAGAGGTACAGGACTACTGCAATGAACGTAAAAATGGAATATCGTCATACGGCTTTGTGAATTTTTATCAGTCTAAGGGCTGGAAAGTGGGCAATCAGCCCATGAAAGACTGGAAGGCAGCAATTCATACATGGGAAACAAAAAATAAGGAAAATGAGCGCTCAAATGGATTCAAAACAAAATCAAACGGCAACGGACTTAGACAGTCAGTTGAAAGGTGATGCTCCGCCAATTCTTACAAGGGCAATAGAATACCTTCTGGTAAATAATCCGAAGCATCCTGTTGCGGAAAAGTACAAGGAATTGCTGATTAAGTACGAAAATGATTTTGATAAGATGATTGATGCGGTTCCTAAGGAGAAAGTGATCATTTTGCCGGAGCTAAAACCAATAAGGGCGAAAAGTCTTTACGAAATATTTAAGGTGAATTTCCCTTTGGTAAACGGCAAGGAGTTTAATGAAACCGCCAACAATGGAGAAGCAAAAGAGTTGGTTTATACTCTGATTGCTTATTTCCTTCAAAGAAAATCATTTTTCAACAGTCCACTACTAAACGAGCAAAGTGTGCCAAGTTTAAAAAAGGGCTGGGCGATTATAGGAGAGCCAGGAATTGGCAAGACAGCAATTGTAAAAACGTTCTATGAGATCTTCAGATACGCATCTGTAAACCCTTTGCTTGTGAAGGATATTGAAGGCACAGATCAGCTATTGAGAAGATATAATCTTCAGTTCAAGTATAATTCAGTTGATGAAGTTGTAAAGCAATATGAAGCGGCGAACCGGCATGATAAAGAGGTAGATCGAGATTACCACCTATCACTTTTTCATAAAAGATATGAACTGGGAGAGAACTTATTTGATGACTTGCTTTCTGAAGATCTCGCTAAAAACTATGGAAGCGTCGATTTAATGAAGAAAATACTTAGTGAGCGATATGTAAACAAGTCAAATACCTTCCTGACATTGAATTATTATGGTAAAGATGTAAGAGAAACGCTTAAGGAATATAAATCAAGATACGGAGACAGGCTATACGATCGATTTTACGAATCATTCAATATCATAGAATTACAAGGAGTTACACTTAGAAAATAATCAAAAACATAGAAAATTATGAAAATGCATAGAACCCCAATGTCCCTCCAGGATGGTCTAAAGATCTACTGCCATCTGCTTCGAGAGAAAGGACACAGTTACCACCAGATAGGAAAATTGATTGGAAAAAAACATTGTACAGCAATCTACCATCTGAAAAAGTTTGATGACTATAACGCCTATGACAAGGAATTTAGGCAGAAAGTCAAGGAGTTTAACGAAGAGGAATTTCGGTCTGAATATCAAAAAGAAATTGACGCAAAACAGGCGTTTGTTGAAATGTATCAGCAAAACAGAATTCAAAAGAAAAAGGACTACAAGCATTGAATAGGGTCGGCTTAAAGACCCCATATAAACTAAAACAAACATTAAAAACAAATATTATGTCAATCAAAGATTTATTAAGAAGTGAAGAATCCATTACATGGGGCCAAATTAAGGCACAGCTTTACTATTTCACAGAGGATCAATTATCTCAAAATGTAGTTTTCTGGGGTGATTGTAAAGGGGGCAAATTCTCAGCTCTACAGGTTTTAACCGAAGATCACATTAATCCAAGTGGTGAAGGTTGTGAACCGGTAAGCTTGTACGCAAATGATCCAGAATACATAGAAGGCGAGCCGATCACATTTGCCAAAGGATCTGTCATTCTTGAATTGATAGAGGATTAAAGAATCATGGTTAAGTTTTCCGGGCAGAGGTAAGCCAATGCCCGGTTTTAAAAATTTCAAAAAGTCAAAAAATGAACAGAGAAATAAAGTTTAAGGTAAAAATAAAACTCAACGAAAAGGGTCGTGAATTTTACGAAGAAGAAAGCCTTTTTGTAGAGAGTAGAATTCATGAAGTTAAAGCAATTCATTTTGAATCACCAACAAACATATGTATAGCTGACGAATCTGGAGATTCAGTAATAACAATTTTCAAAGACTACTGTGATGTATTTGAGTTAATGCAATTCACTGGACTTAAAGACAAGAACGGTGTGGATATTTACGAAGGGGATATTCTCAGAGTAAATGAGAGCAGATACGATTCGAGGGTTAAAAATAAAATCTATGAAATTCGTGAAGTGTGTTTTCGCGATGGAAGATTTAGCATCATGCATTCAGTTCAAGACATTTACGAATCTGACCGAATCGAAGTAATTGGCAACATCTATTCTAACCCAGAACTACTAAACAACAAATCATGAGTAAAACAAAATACATAAAGGTTCCGGTGATCGATAGAATGCCCGAAGAAGCAAATTGTTATTTAACAGGCATTGGGCCACACAAGTATTCCCAAACGATGAACATATTCATCAATGAACGTGGAAACATTGTAAAACCTAATTACTGGTTTGAAGAAGTCCCAGACAGAGAGCAGGAGATGAAGGAGATGCTGGAAAAAGCAAGAGATAAATTTTTGGATTTAAAATATGATAAAGACATGCCTGAATTAGAAGAAATCCAGTGTGAAATCGAAGAACTACTTAACTCAATAAAATAACCGATATGACACATGGATCTTTATTTTCAGGAGTAGGCGGATTTGATCTTGCTGCTGAATTAGCCGATATAAAAACGCTGTGGAATAGCGAAATAAAAAATTATCAGTCCAAAATATTAGAAACACGATTTAAAGACACAATTAATTATGGAGACATCAAAGCTATTAAACCCGCTCAATTACAATACGTCAATATTATTTCCGGAGGATTCCCATGTCAGGATATTAGCGCAGCAAAACAGGGAGCTGAAGGAATTACAGGAAAAAGATCTTCGCTTTGGGGCGAAATGTTTAGAATTGTCAGCGCTAGAAAACCTGAATACATTATTATCGAAAACAGTGATCGACTTCTTACAAGAGGATTCGAATATATCTTATATGACCTTTCCAAAATCGGGTATAATGCAGAATGGAAGGTTATTCAGTCAAAAGACTTCGGTTACTTCCATAATAGAAAAAGGCTATATGTTGTTGCCCACCGCCTGTGTGACCGAGAACAGGGATTGTTCCAGGATTTCTGTGTTAGCGAAATGCGACAGAGGTGGGAGAATCGCAAGGCGCATTTCGAAGATTATATTGCAAAGGAAGACTTTACAGGAAGATTTGAAAGTCAAATTAAACCCCTACTTTATGGAAATTCATATGGGGTTCCCAATTGGGTGGAGCGAATTGAATCCATTGGAAACGCCGTAATCCCAGAGATAGCTTACTATATATTCGAGTGTATAAAAATGCACCGTTTCAACGCAGTCGAAAAATAAACTTTAACAAAAAATACTATACTATGACACCAAAAGAACAGAAAATAAAAGAAGCATTTGGGGAAAGTTGGAAATTACTGTCTCACTCAATGCAACAACATATTTTAACAGTGCATCATTGGGTTGATAGGTCCCGAAATAGAATGAACCTATCTCCAGAAGATTTAGGTTTTGATGAAGTAACAGAGTGTGAAGTTCATTGTGAATTTTGGAGACCAATTCAATTAAAAGGAATCGAAAACAACAACGGCTGGATAAAGATTGAAAGCGAAGAGGATATGCCGAAATCAGCAGGTAGATATTATGTAAAAGATATGTTTAGAGACGATCCATGTATAAGTGTTTTTGAAGAAGCATTAAGGGAAAGATGGTTAGATATAATCACCCATTACCAACCAATAGAAAAACCTAAACCCCCAATTTACTAGCCATGCACACAGATAAACAAAGAATATTTGACAAGTACGCGAAAATCAAAGAATATGAGAATTGGAAAGATTTAGATGATATGAATACTAATTTTGATGAATTTATGATTCATGTTTTCGCAGCCTGTGACCTAGTACAGCAGGAGCAACAGAAGAGAATATCGGAGAATGCTATAACTGAAACGGTAATTATGGATTATGGACCCGCATCTGCTGTTGACAAAGACTCAATACTTAACCCTGAAAACCTTATACAATGATACTACAACCAATGACTGACTTTGTTTTAGAGCAAAACAAAAAGTACAAGAATTTGACAAGATGTATTCGTATCAAAGAATCTGAATTATATGTAAACTACGCCAATTTCCTTAAACAGCCTTTAATGCTTGGGCAGTTTGTTCCTGTGGATGAAGAGGGGAATGTTTTAACACAGCCTCATTTAGGAATGTTTCACGACAACAGAGCACCTTTGCAAGATTTAAATTTCGCTAAAATTGAATATGAAAAAGCCAAAGAAAAGGTTTTGTTTGAAGGGTTTGATTTAATAAAATCAGATATAGAAACTTTAAATCACACTACTTTCATTGAAAACGTAAATGGGGAACAGGTGGGATATAATAAATCATGGGAAAATGAATGGAATTTGTACGGAATTGTTATTGAGGATCTAGTCGGGTTCAATATAGAACTCACAGAATCAGCTTTAAAACAAATAGGAATAGAATAATGAAAAAATTAGAATTAGAATTAAAAGAAAGACTCCTTATTGTGGAAGTGCCTGAACATGCAGATATGGACTGTCCATTTGAAATACTTCCAAACAAAGGATTTAAGTATTTGGTCTTTTCACAATGTAAAGGCAATATAATATCAAGATTTAAAATGCCTGATGGAGATTGGAAATTTATATGCAAAGGCTCAGAATTGACTGAGGAAGTGTCAAAAGGATTAGTAAAAATGACTTGGATAGATGATGATGCGAAACTATGCAAATACAAAAATTATATAATTTCAGGATCTGGATCTTTATCATCAGCCTTAGAATCCTTCGTTTCCGCTATCGAATCACAAGGTTGGTTTTGGGCAAAGAACGACCTGACAGACTCTATTCTAGCACCAGACATTGATGAATGGCAGGAAGCCGAATCCCGCACCTTCAACCCTGAGAAAACACTAATCTTCAAAATACTTTAATTATGACAAAAGAAGAACAATTGAAAATATACGCTGTATATCTTCCATACCGATTATTCCTAAAAGACATTGATCCCATGAATCCATTTTCTTATGAATTAGCCGGACTGGTAATGGATAATTTTGACGAAGTTTTAGTACATGATAATATTGATGGCTCAGTAATAAGCTATGGTATACAAGGGCTAAAGCCTATACTCTACGACCTATCCTACCTAACAAAGGAAATAGAACACGAGGGGGAAAGATTTGTACCTGTTGAATACTTTGAAATTACTGATGATCACAATTCTTACCCAATCGAATACGACCATGGTAATATTAAACTAATAAAGGATTTAGAATCTATTGCAAATCACAATTCCGTGTTCGATATTAAGTTTTTACCTTTTGACGTAGTTGTTAAATTAATAGAATGGCACTTCAACATCTTCAACCTGAATGAATCGGAGTTTATAAACAAAGCAACGTTAAAAGCAAAGTAATATGAAAATAGTCGAAATAGAAGCAGAATATATTGTGAAATTAGACTTTATTAATCTGCTTAAAAAATTAATAAAAGATGTTGAATCAGATGACATTATCAACTTAACAGCTGAATATGAAAGCAATTTTGGAGGTAAATTAACTTGTACTATACAAAATGTTGAATTACCTGATTTGAGAGAAAACAATAAAAACGAAACAGTATGAAGCCAGAAGAATTAAGAATAGGAAACTTGGTACAGACACCAAAAACCAATCAAAACATTCCTGTAACAATAATTAATAAGCACGTAGGCGTTTGTGTAAATGATGGATTTGTCTGGCAAGGATTTGAGGAAATACAACCGATCGAGCTAAACGAAGGATGGCTGCTGAAGTTTGGGTTTGAACGAGAAGATTTAGGTTTGGTTTCTGCGCAATTCAATATAGGATTGAATCCAGTCACTCAGGATCATTTATTCTATTTGATCTGGTTTAAAGATTATAAAAACGCTTATGAACTGAAGGGTTTTCCATTTTATCGAAATGGTCATTTTACCTTGAAATACGTCCACCAGCTTCAGAACTTGTATTTCGCCTTAACCGGAGAAGAACTAACAGTAAACGAATCTAAGGATAAAATAGGTTTTTTGGGTGTTGTTAATGAGTCAGGGACAATAAATTCGACTGATAACTTAACTATAAAAGGGTCAAAGATAAAAAACTGTAGCTTCATTGGATTCAATGCTGGTCAAGATATGATGGAGGGGGAGAATGTAACTATTATAGGTGATGACATTAGGAACGCTAGTTTAACACAAGATAATGTATTGATTATTAATCCAGGCAATAACTTAGTAATAATAGGTGAAACATTGTTTGGAGAAAAAATAAATGTTAAAGAAGTGTGTGGTAAATATTTACACCTTCATCACTTGACAAGCAGGTGAATGTATTTTTAAAGACATTAGATATTACAAATACAGACATTGAACTTCAATATAGAACATATCATTATAAGCATTCTGTAATGGTTATAATTTCTGAAAAATAAACAGAATAAATAAATTTAGAAAATGGAATTAATAGGAACAATAAAAAAAATAGGAGAGATTCAGACATTCGGATCTGGTTTTCAAAAAAGAGAATTTATTTTAGCAACTGAAGAGCAGTATTCTCAAACAATTAACATTGAATTGCTGTCTCAGAAAGTTGACATTATAGAGCCTTTTAAAGAGGGAGACAGGGCAACAGTAGGAATTAATATTCAAGGGAGAGAATGGGTTTCCCCACAAGGCGAAACAAAGTATTTTAATACCATAGTCGCATGGAAGATCACCAGGCCTTAGCACAAAGACAAAAAGCCTCGGAAATCCGGGGCTTTATTTATTATTGGTTTTGTAGATTTTGGTACTTGTCAGCTAGCTTTTTATAGGAGTCTGAAAGCGAATTGTAATCGTTCTGAAGTCTCTTGATATGTTCGGACTGCTGGTCTGTAAGTTTACTGAATTTCTCAGTTATTTTACGTTGCTTACCGGACTCTACTAATATGAGAATTAACGGTAATATAGTAATCATATTAAGGCTTAGTAAAATGATTTCGGTAGTTGTCATAGTATAAATGTATTTTAGATTGTTTGATTAAAATTGTGGTTTTCCATAAAAAGGAGCCTTTAGGCTGGCTGGCTCCATAGCCTTTCATTATCTCCAGCTGAGTCCTATACTTTCAAGATATTCTCTTTGCTTCTTACTCATATAGGTGCTTAGCTGCTTATATCCAATTCCGGCTCTTTTAAATAGCTCTGATCTGACTCTCTTATTAAGTGGTTTTGGACCTTTTTCTTTTTCGATCAGCCTGGCTAATTCTAAAAGCTGATCATCTCCCATTGTTTCCAATTCTGTTTCTACTTCTGCAGGAGAGGAGACTTTTAATCTTTGATAGATCGTTTCGTCCAAATCTGCTAAGTTCGAGTCAATCATCTTTTTTAGCATTTTCTGATCCTCAATTGAGATAGTGATCTCTTGGCCGTTCAGTGTTACTGTGATTGATTTCATAATTATTTGTTTACTGTGTTAATTACTTCGCTTAGGTTCTTGAATCCTGTGAATATTACATTACCGTTTTCAAAGACATTGGCAACGTTTTCTCCGTCGATAATGATGTAAACCTCCATTCCATTGCTCGTGGCTTTTTTAGCTATCTCTGAAGCTTTACAAGCGTTGAAAAGATTTGTTCTTGTAGATTGTCTGTTGTTTTTAATTAGGTTGATCATGATATATGCTTTTTTGATTAGGTTTCTGTTGCAAATATATACTAAAAGGATAATATAAAACAAATGAATATATGTAAAAATGCATATGTTTAATTTAAGTAGCTGATTTTCAGGTGTAAAAATTGATATGCAAAAAAGTATAGATTTAATTTATTATATTTGCAAAAAAGAATATGTTATGAGTGATCGAGTAAGAGAAGTACTTAAGAAGCATAGCTTCAAGCTGACCGACCTGGCAGAGAAATTAGGGATCAACTATGCGCCATTCAATAAAAAAATTAATAAGCCAACGCTGAAGACCCTGGAAGAGTTAAGTATTTTGACAGGAATTTCGGTGATTGAATTTCAGAATGCACCGGAAGGTTATTCGCATTTCTATGATGGATCCACTGGCCAGTGGGAGGGAATTAGAAGAAAATAAGAAACCAAAACCCCTTGTTTTAAGGGGTATTTTTATGCCCAGAAATTAAGTTAGGGTGTTCAAACAAAAATATTAGAATATTAAAATAATAATTGTTAGAATGTTTGTGTATTTCGTCTAACATTTGTAGCTTTGTCTTATTCAAGCACACATGAAGTAGAAGAATGGGGTTGTGTGATGGAAGATGGCGAGGGTGCTTGTTTTATTTGGAAATGTAGCTCAGTTGGTAGAGCGGTAGACTGAAAATCTACGCGTCGAAGGTTCAATCCCTTCTTTTTCCACTATGTAGGCGGTAATGAAGAATCTCCATGATTAGTTTTTAAATCTTTTGATAAGCCTTGTAACTTTTGTTATGGGGCTTATTTTTTTAAATGAATGTTTATATGAATGAAACGGTTATAATAGATTTGAAGGACCTGCCAGGGGAAATCTGGAAGGAAATATCTGAGTATAAAGGAGGGTATATGGTTTCCAACTTCGGAAGGGTTAAAAGTTTTATCCGAACTAGACCTATTATCCTTAAGAAAACAATCACATCAGGGAGGCACTTTATTAAAATTGCTCTGGGTCGTGGTAGGTATAAAAACGAAGAAGTAGGAAGGCTTGTCGCTAAAGTTTTCATCCGGATGCCGGAAGAGAATGAAATATTAAAACCGATTGATGGGAACTTTCTTAATAACGCAGCTTCTAATCTCGAATGGACCAGCCGGCAATATAGTGCCAGTATTGCAAAGGGAAGGGAGGGTTTTTCACAAAAAGGAACCAGAAATGGTATGGCTAGACTAAATGAAGACAAAGCCCGTGAAATTCGTAATCTTAAAGCATCTGGCAAAACCTACAGTTCAATTGCTCAGAAGTACGACGTATCTATTTCATGCATACAGTATGTGGTCCAAAACAAGTGTTGGAAATGAGTATTGTAAAAAAGTCAAAATTTCTATAATATGGGTCAAGTAATGGGAATTAAAGATGTTAGTATTGATTTTACGAAGCTTGGAGTTGACTTTGGCTCTGGCATTGACAAATCTGTGATAGCTGAAATTAAGTTCAATCCTGACGGCAGTATAGAGATTTTGAGTATTTCAGAAGATGTGAAACAGGAGCAGGGAAAAGATGAAAGCCCTTTCGCTTATCCGAGTGATGATTATAAGTAAATGATAAATGAAACAGCAGCCTGAATTTGATTTACAAAAACGCGTGTGTGCTTATTTAAGAGTTGCACATCCTTCATTATTTTTCATGTCCGACACTATCGCAAGTTTAAAGCTTACCAAGTTTCAGGCAATAAGAAATTCTCAGATTCAGAAGCCGGGGTTTAAAACACCTGATCTTCTCATTTTCTTGCCTAAAGGAAAGTATCACGGATTGTTTATTGAATTAAAGGTAGAATCACCTTATAAGCTAAACGGAGATCTAAAGTCTAGCGCTCATTTAAGAGCGCAAAATGAAACTATTTCAAAATTAAAGGCACTTGGGTACTATGCAGATTTTCAATGGAATTTTGATAGCATAGTAAAATTGATTAATTGGTATTTAAATCTATAAAGCATGAAGTCAAAAAAAGTAAAGATATCAGATGTCAAAATCAATCCGAATAATCCTCGGTTGATAAAAGATGACAAGTTTAAGAAACTGGTAAAGTCTATTCAAGAATTTCCACAAATGCTGGATATCCGTCCGATTGTAGTTAATGAAGATATGATCGTGCTAGGTGGTAACATGAGATTGAAGGCATGTCAAGAGGCAGGATTGAAAGAAGTTACTATTATCATCGCTGATCATCTAACGGAAGATCAGCAAAGGGAGTTTCTGATTAAAGATAATGTTTCCGGAGGTGAATGGGATTGGGACATTCTTGCAAACGAATGGGATGGCGAACAGCTTGAAGATTGGGGATTGGATTTAAAATTCGCAACTGATCCAATTGAAGAAGAACAACCAGAGGAACAGACATATATTCCTACGTTCAGATTTGAAGTAACCTGCGGTACCGAAGTACAAAAGAATAAACTAATGGCTGATCTTTTATTAAAAGGTTATAGCTGTACAGAAGATTATTAACCATGGCATACAAGAAGAAAGAAATATTTGATAAGGCTAAAGAAGCAATAAAGAAACATAAGCTTTTTTTTATAGAGGATATAGTTTCCTTCCTGCCTTGTGATAAGACGACATTTTATAGATTCTTTAAAGTTGAAAGCAACGAATACAACGAGCTAAAAGAAATGCTCGAAACAAACAGAGTGTCGTTAAAGGTGTCTATGCGCTCAAAATGGTATAAGAGTAATTCGCCAGCTCTGCAAATGGCACTTATGAAATTAATTGCTACGCCTGAAGAGTTGAAGATTTTAGCAATTCAGTATCAGGAGCAAAAAATAGAGAATGTTATGTCAGCAGAAGAAAGAGAGCATAAAATACAAGAGCTTTTAAAAAAATTAGGTAAATAATTGAGTGACTTAAACAATAAAGGATATGAAAATAGAATCTACAATTGAAAAACCAAGATACTTTTATGTGTCTTATACAGCATTTTCAGAAAATGGAAAACAAACCAGTGGTTGTTGTGATGTTATTACCGGTAAAGGCGAGTTTTTAAGTCTAAAACAAGTAAATGAACACATAAAAAAAGATGGTGGATTTGTTTCTGTTATTGTTAATAATTTCATTGAGCTTAATGAAAAAGACTTTAAAGATTTAATAAATTAATTCATCAAAATAAAATACTCATGGAAAACGTCTTTTTAATCACTAATAAAGAACGAACTAAGTTCTTATGTAGAAACACTATCGGTAGATATTTCGACATTCCCAAAAAGCAAAAGGATATCATCACTTATCCAACGGAAGGATCAGCGAAAATGATTATCGTTAGTCATCGTGGTGATTACAATTTAGATTCTGATGAAAAACGGGAAATGATGGTTGTTCAATATGAATTAATTCTAAAAGAAGTTTCCTGATGAAGAAATACGGCTTACTCCCCAACGGAAAGAAAAACATTAAACCTAAATTTATTAAACCAAATGCAAAACAAAGAAGAAGCAATAACAAGAATATCAACTAGCCTCGGAATATCATATTCTGAAGTAGAAACCATGATGTACAAAGGTGTAAGTTTTAACGATATTAATGAAAGTAAAATAGAAGAGTTAAAGCAAGCTATGGAACAGCAGGAATTAGTCTGGTTGCAACCAAAAAGAAGAAAACCAACTAACTACACGAAACCCAGAGACAGAAAGAAAAAACCTAAAAATAAAAGACGATGAGTGCAATGGAAATACTAGCGTGTGTTTTACTAACGATTTTGATCTTTAGCCCTTTTTACTTCATTAAACACAAGCGAAAATGACACTAGAAGAAATAAAAGCCAATTGGACAGCAACTGATAAGCTCGTCTATAAAACACCTGAGATTAAATTAAAATCATTGGAAGCATCCAAGACTAAAGTATTATCAAAAACATTGTAAAAATGTCTTTAACGGACGCTGAAATAGTATTTTTAGAACAACTTATCCACGATAGAGAGGTGGATCGTTTGGTTAGTAAATTAACTACAATAAATGAGGAGACGAATCCTAATTACAAACTGCTATTCGAAGCTATAAATGGTCAGAAGTGGGGATTTAATGAACATAACCGCCCTGTCTTACTGTATGGATACTCCGGAGTTGCTCTTGAAGGTAGTTCCAGATCGGGGAAAACGTGGTCTGGTGTAGATATCATAATCTACCTCGCTACGATAAAGCATAAAAAAGAGGGCTGTACGATTAATATTTACCGTGAAACATACAATGAATTCAAAACAACTGTTTACGAAGATTTTAAGCGTCGTTTAGATGATTACGGACTTCCTAATCCATTTCATAACGCAAAAGAGGTTCCTAGTTTTAGAATCGGTAAAACGGTAATTAATATGCTTGGGGATGGTAAACATGGAGGAGGATGTGATTATGCATTCTTTAACGAGGCAATGATGATCAGTAAATCTATTTTCGATCAGGTAAAAATGAGGTGTAGAAAATTCTGGTGGATGGACTACAATCCTAGCTTCACAGATCATTGGGTATTTGATAGCGTCACAACAAGGGAAGATGTTGCATTCTTACGGACTACATTTAAAGATAACCCTTTCATATCCGGAAACGAATTAAAAGAGATTTTAGGGTACGAACCATGGCTTCCAGGTAGCTATGAAGTGACGAGTGATAATGTTCTGTATAATGGACAACCGATATCGGAAACTAACCAGCCTCCTCCGCATCCGCTGAACATTGATCAGGGTACTGCAGATGAGTTCATGTGGAAGGTTTACGGTCTTGGACTTCGTGGAGCAATGAAGGGCGTGATATTTCCTCAGATTACTTGGATTGATAAGTTCCCAGAATATTATGAAGGGATTTATGGCAATGACTTCGGATTTACATCGGATCCTAATGCTTTTGGAAGGTACTATGAAGATGAAAACAACATTTACCTTGAACCGTTGCTCTATGAGTCAATTGAAACGGCGGATGTTCTAGGTAGCTGCTATGATAAGTTGAATATTTCCGAATCAGATTTGATAATATGTGATTCATCAGACAAGCATGTGTCTGAAAAGAACGGAACAGTACAAATGGTACAGGACCTTATAAACCTTGGTTGGAATGCAATGAAAGTTAGTAAGACAAAGTCAGTAACCTATCATCTTCTATCAATGAAGAAAAAGAAAATTCACATAGTTAAAAACCACCTTTATCAAAAATCGAAGAAAGAGGTGGAAAATTATAAATGGAGAGAAATAAACGGTATCCTAATCAATCAGCCAATTGATAAGTATAATCACATGTGGGACTGGGCTCGTTATTGCCATATGGCTTGGAATTCTGGTCAAGATTTGGAAGCGGAGTGGAATTAAACTTATCCACTGTAAGTTTTAATTCAATAAAAGACGTTTACAGTCGCCATCACTAGAAAAACAGCTATTTACATTTGCTTTAAAATAACTGCAAACGGTGAATATTTCAGATCCTAAAGAATTTGTAAGACAACAGGTAAATGGAAAGAACCTTATTGATGCTGAAATGCAACATAGGGATTTATCTTATTTCACCCAGTCTTCACTTCAGGAGAATATCACAGTTGAATATTTGAGACAATGGGTTGATCGTAAGTACTCAACCAACGAGAAGTTTCTAAATTGGGTTAAGACTGTTTTCAAGTCAGATAATTTCCTTTCCTTTTATAAATACTTAAGATTTCCTTTGCCATCTGCAAGGATCATAAACGATGATGTGAAGCCACAATTGAGAAGGGTTTATCATGCGGATGATTCTGTGTTTAAATACATTGTTAAAGGTCAAGAAGAAACATGTCATGCGGATCTGAATTCAAAGGATTTTGATAATGAACTTTTTGATGCCATTCTATTCAATCACAATGCAGTGGTAGTTCAGGATATCGATGAGAAGAATAGACGATACAGGGAAATCATTTCTGTGTCTTGTATTGTGTCGGTTGAGTGCGATAAAAAGAGTATCAGTCGTATTGCTTACAGATCATCTATTGAAACTGAATCAGGCCCTAAAAGCGGCTATTCTTACATTGACAGCTCTCAATACATATTCTTTGATAGAGAATACAATATTCTAATGCAAATTCCACATGATCTAGGAGAGTGCCCCGCTGATTGGATTTCATCTGAAAACATGTTTAATGAAAACTATGTTGTCAAGAAATCAATATTTAGCTACATAAAAAACGATCTGGAAGAATATGTTTTCTTGAAGACATTGCAGAAGATGACAGAGCCTAATGGTGCTATTCCTATTGTAACTCAATTAAAGACAAAAGATACTAAAGCAGACGGTAATTTAAAGAAAACACTTTCGGATAAAGAACCAATGTCACCTTACATGCTAAGTGGAAGTGTAAACCCTGCATTTAACTATACTGTATCATCATCCGACAGCCAATTGCAAGCAGGAACAATCGTAAAGGTACCTGCCGGGAATAACGCTGATGGAACTATCAACATGGATGTAGTGAAGAACTACTTCCAATTTCATTACCTGCCTGTTGAGTCTCTGGAATATTTAAATGATCGAATCAATGAAATCGAGAGTAATATAAAGGCCTGTTTGATAGGAGACTTTAAGGAGCAGAATGAAGCGGCTAAAAACGAGATGCAGGTTTCAAAAGGGTATGATGGTAAAGAAGACATCTTACGATGGATGAGTGAAGAGCTTTCCCGGATTAAGCAGCTTTCCGACTACAAGACTTTAGCCCTTTTACATGGAAAAGAAAATGTGAGTGTTGAAGTGTTTTTTGGAACAGACTTCTTCATCGAGAGTTTAGATGAATTATATACATCATTCAAAATAGCTCCTAACTCTATCGAAAGAAGAAAAATTCTTAAAAGAATATCTCAGGTTAGAAATAAACACAACTTAACACAGGCAAAACGGGATGTAATCCTCTATATGATTATTCCCTATGTGTCAGACTTAGATTTCAATACTGCAAAAGAAAAAGATATAGATCCAGTAACATTCGAAATGCAAACAAGGTTTGATCACTGGATTGCTTTGTTCGAAGCTCAGTATGGCCAAATAGAGATGTTCTACGAAGGTCTACAGGACATGAATGAAGGTACTAAAATAATCTTAATCAAGAATTTAATCAAAAATATTATAACAAATGACAAAGTTATCAGTAACACTTAAGCTTTTCTACGGAGCTGTCACTTATGACGCTTCCGGAAAGGTCACAAGTAAAGCGGAAAACATCTCCCTCCAGTATGGTACACCGGAATGGGTAAATTTCCTAAAGCATTTACGTGCAAACGGTATCACAAAAGCAGATGTAACAAGCGTGTATGACCTTACTAAGGTTAATGAAAGTAAGCCAGTCGAATCATCAGAAAGATACAGGGAGGTTGAAGATGTGGAAAACATTCAAAGCGAAGTTGATCAATATGTGAAAACCCCAGAAGCGGAATTAACACCAGATCAAAAAAAGATCAAGGATTTAGAAGACAAAATAAATGCCTTGACAAATGGAACCCAGTTTCAGGTATTGCAGAAAGACTCATCTGTTGCCGATAATTCAGCACAAGAGTTAAAAGAAGCCCGTGAAACTTATGAACAGATTGTAGGTAAAAAAGGTGGCCCTAGTTGGACTGTAGATCAAATCAAAGCAAAGATTATGGAGTATCAAATTCAAGAAGCTTTGGAAGGTGCAAGAGCTAAATATTTAGAGGTTATCGGGGAAAAAGCAGATGATGCTTTAACTGTTGAGGAAATGGAAGCGAAGATTAATGAAAAGCAATCTTAACAAATAACAATTAAACATAAAAGACTATGATTATCACAGAAGAATTAGCGAAAGAGCTTAACCTAACGCCTGAGCAGGTTTCTGCAATTAATCCAAAGATTACTGACTACGTTTCAGATCAGAAAAAAGACTGGGATGGAAAAGCTAATGAGAATGCAGAGGGAATCTTAGCTGGAGCAGCAAAATACTTTCAAGACAAAACAGGAATTATAGAAGATCGTCAGCAAGGGGAAAAGTTTGGTGATTATTTCGCCAGGATTTCAGATAAGGCGTTGGAGGATCAGAAAAGTAAACTGACAGAAGCTCAAAATGAATACGCTAAAAAACTAAAGGACTTCAAAGGGGATGAAGCCACAAAAGCTGAATTATATAGGGCAAAGACTGATCTGGATGCAGCTAAACAACAGCTGGCAGATTATGATGTCTTAAAGGAAAAGGCAGGGAAATACGAAGAGACTACAAAAAGTCTTTCTGACTATAAAAGAATGGCCGCTTTTGGTAATGTAAAGCCTTCTTTCTCTTCCGGCGCTAACAAATATGAAGTTGATGCAAAATGGAAGGATTTCCAAAGGAGAGTAGAGGACAAATATAATATAGAATTGGTGGACGGTGAATACATGGCTGTTGACAAAGAGAACAAATATAAAAACTGTAAGCTTTCAGACTTGGTAGAAAAAGACGAAGAGATCAAGTCTATTACAGAAGAAAGAAAGCAGGGAGGGACCGGTGCTACTGGTGAGAAATTTAAAGTAGAAGGTTTTGATGGGGAAATTTCCAAGGAAGTAAAAACAAACACTGCTGAAAGATCAAAACTGATCAAAGAAAAGTTAGCCAAAGATGGTATCTCGGTTACAGATCCTTCCTACTCAGCAAAATTTGCTGAATACAATAAAAAAATTATTGAGACAAAATAACGCAAAGGACTGCAAGACGTAAAATATTAACTAAAAACAAACAAAAACAATGAATTTAGATGCAACTATGTGGCTCGACTTTCAAGACGTTAATTCGACCAACGAAAAGCGTTTTGCAGAACTTGGCGTTTTAGATCTTGCAAAGGATAGCACACAGTACACAGATTACATTTCTCCAACAGCGAGAAAAAAGATGAATGAATCATCTTCTTTGAGAAATGTTCAGATTCCGGTAATTAAGGACCAGCAAGTACAGGTCACTTCAACACCTGGATTTGTAATTCCTGCGAATCAAGAAGAATCAGCTCAATATGCCTTCGTTGCATATGATGTGTTCTCAGGTTTCAGACATACTCCAGCACTATACGGAAATAACGTGATTGATTCCGAGTATGCAGTGAGAGAGAAAATGAAAAATATCTCTTATGCAATGGGGCAAAGGATTGAGTCTATTCTTGCTACTGTTTTGGAGGCTAGAAAAACACAGGCCTTAGAATTTACTACACAAGTAAGCCAAGGGGATGGAACGTTTAATTTCAATGCTACAACAGATACTCTGGAAGTAAATAAAGCAGCACAGAAAGAGACTATGTTTTTCAATTTTGACGCTTTAATGAAAGCGAATGAAGTTGGAGGACAGTACAATTTCGTAACATCAAGAGCTGGCTTGGCTATTCAGAAGGCTCAAATGGCTAAGTACGGAAATGCCAACGAAAAGAATTTAGAAGCCTTAGGATTGCCTAATGCGGAGAGATTGTATGAGTCTGGAACAATTATTCCCGGAAGCAACATTTTCAATGGATTTGCTGTAAGAGATGGGGCGATTGGAATTGTAGAAAACTTCCCTTTTGATTTCCGTGAAGGAACTGAGTTCGCCGGTAAAAAATGGTCTATCTCAGATATTGAGTTACCGTTCACCAGAATGCGAGCAAATATCTATGTAAACAACGAAGCAACAAATGCTACAGCTTTGGTAGGAAGCGGAATAGATAGTAATATGATCATGACGGCTTTCCAAGAAATGGCGATGTGGCAAAGATTCTATGTTGTATACAGATACAATAGCGATTTGAGTACACGAGTGAATGACATTGTGAAAATTTCAGGTTTAACTTCTTAAAAATTGCATTATGAATTACGTAACACAATCAAACGGCGAAGCGGCTCAGCTCAGAAAAGAAGTTACTCAGGTGGTGACTAATGATATCAGCTTAACAGGAAATGATTCAGGTAAGATTTTATTAGTAGGAACAGATGCTAAAACGATCACCCTACCCACAACACAGTCCGGGTTGGTTTACACATTTGTAAACATTGGCGCTGCAGGAAATAATATCATAAAGGTTTCTCCAGCTGCAACTGATGGTATTTCCGGGACAGTGACATTAGCAAGCACTGTAGTTGTATTGGATGGAGTTGTTAATAAGGCGGCTCTGAACACAAAGGCTTCAGCACAGACAGGAGATAGTTTAACTATCGTTGGAACCGGATTGCCAGGGACAAAAGCATGGATTGTTTTATCAGCAACCGGTATTTGGGCAAGACAAGCATAATTTAAATTTTTGATAATGGAATTAGGATTTGTAGAAGATTTCACAACAGATGTGGTATTAGATAAAGAATTAAAGCTGAATTCAAAAACAGGGATAATTCTTAATAGTGGCGTGCATCCTTCGTTGACCTTGGATAATCTTCTGCAATTCCTTCCTATTCCAGAATTTAAAATTGAAAGTTATAACAATACTCAGATTTATAACAGATTTTCTGAGTCACAAGATCGTAAGGATATTGTAAGCTTCAATGGAGAAGTGTATGAGTGTCTTGTTAATAATTTAAGCGGTGAGGATCCAGAAGACAATATGTTTTGGTTAAAAACCAACAAAGAAAGCCTGATCCTAAAATCATTTAGTCAAAAAGTAAAAGATAAAGTTATCTCAGATTTGAAATTATCAAAAAGACTTATTAATTCTCAATATCTGTATGATTTAAGCCAAAACGAACTGATGCTGTCAGGGGATTACTCCGCCTTTGTTTTCGAATCAAAAGGAAGTGATTACATAAAGTTCACTATTCATGAGATTGCACTTCAGGCTTTGACTACTGACCCTATAAGCCTATATATTTTAAATCAAGGAAAATTAATCCAAACAATTACGATTCATCCGAAAAATGGAAAGTTAGAGTTTGAAAAGATCAGCTATTCTTTTTCGGGACCTGGCAAATGGATGTTTGCTATTGACAGCCAAAGAATTCTTTCCAATAGCAACTGGATAGATTCCTTAAAGTATGACGGTTTTATCTGTTATACAGCGACAGGAACTGGCTTAGATCCTGAAAACTGCGAATGGAGTTATAATTCTACGGGAAATGGATTAGGCTTCAATATTTCAGTGAGTTTAGAGAGTGACAAGTACATAGAACAGAATCTATTGAACTTCACTGAACACATCAGAAATACATTCGAATTAATGGCTCTGCAGTCATTTCTTTATAATTCTAATAACAGAAGTAATAGAAATACCAACATGCAAATGGATAAAGAACTCCTAATGTATGAGACGAAGGAATTGCAAGCCAATACTGTAGCGAAGAGGTATCACGCAAGTTTGAAGGAGGCAAAAAGAATTATCAATAAAACCTTTGACACTCAATTAGGTGATAATGATGGTTTAGAAATAGAAATAGTTTCGGTATGATTTACAGAAGAGAAAAAACGTTAGGACTTGACTTTATTATTGACAGGATTCAAGTAAAGTTGCATGATAAGCTTTCTGCATTATGGAATACAAAGCTGGAGGTTTTCCCCCGATGCTATGTTCTGGAAAACAAAGACGATGAAAGAACAATCGAGCATTATTTAGGGAACAACCAATACACGGGTTCTTTAATTGTTTCGGAGCAGAATAAAATATTCTTTACAGCTGAGGATAATCAAGAAAGGGTAAATAACCGGCAATTTGAGACTAAAGTAAGTCTATATGCCATCCTTGACTTGTCTTCGATTTATCCTCAAGCTAAAGACAGGGTTGACGGAATTGTTTTGATGGACATTGTAAATGTATTGGATTTATGTCAAGGTATAGACCGTAAAATTACTGTTACAACTAATTACCAAGATATATATTCAGAGTTTAATCACAAGTTCGACAATCAACAACCATACTACTACTTAAAAATTGAATTTAATACACTGCCTTATTCGATAGACAAAAGTTGCTAAACGATTAAAATTAATTAAAAAATAAAAAAAATGTTAACAATCAAAAAATGTAATGTAGCGGGACTTCTGGCCAGATTGGGAGGGATTTTCTGTGATGAAGGAATGGTAACTGGGCTTATTTTCGTAGACAGAAGAGTACGATTTGATCCGGCAACATTCACGAAAACGATTCTTGACGATTTTATCCAGCAGGATATGATTATTGGAACAGTAGAAATTGACGCTGCAGAAGATGCAGACGTTGATCCGTCATATACTGACCTTGCCAATGGTAAGAGTATTAAGAATACCGACGGTGTTAAAAAATGGAATGTCACATTCTACAAAAACAGCTGTTTCCAGAATGAGATCCAGAAACTTGATAAAAGCGAAAGATATGCTATTTTCTTGGTGTATCAAGACGGCTCTGTCATCGGACAGCAAATGAAGGATGGAACCATTAAAGGTTTCGACGTTCGCTTGTTTACCGGGATCAAAAAAGTTAAGACCGCTGCTGAAGGTGGTGGTTCAACACTTAGAATCGATTTGACTCCATCAGCTATGAAGTATTGGCAAGGTCAATCAGTAGTATTTGAAGCGGATGATGTAGCTTTTGACGAACTAAACCCAATCACGGGCATTAGTGTTGATATCAATGCGCCTTTAGTTGCAGCAGCAGTTACAACTAAAGTTACCATTTCAAACAAATGTGCTGACTCAGCTGTTTCGGGGCTTACTACTCCAGCTAACTGGAAGATGCGTAGAAATGGAGTTCTTGAAGCTGTAACCGCGATTACTGAGCTTAATGGAGTTTACACATTTACGCATGCTGCTTTACTTGCCAATGATAAAATCTCCTTTGAGATCAATCAAGCAGGTTATCCGGTTTACGTTCTGGACACAGACTATTATGCTGGTAAATCTGAAACAGAAAAAGTAGCATAATGAAATACAACGTAGGCAAATATGTAATAGCACCAGAAAAGCCGTTTCCTGACATGGAGGCGGCGGTGCGCTACATTCAAAAGAAGTTTCCTGAACTTGAAAGGGAGACTATAGAGAAATTCATTTCCCCAAAAATCAATAAGGCTGATGGCGACGATAAATCCGGAGACATTTCTGAAGAGGATACAGCTGGCGAAACAGACAGCACCGAAAATGGTCCAGCAAGCTCTAAAAGAAACAAAGCTGGAAAAAATCAACCAATTCAACCTATTAAGGGGGAAAACTAGTGAGGGGGGGCGAATGCCCCTTTACTCTAGAAAGTACCGAAGAGGGCAGCTTTTGTACTGGCGTTATAAAGTCCAATCAAACCCTTTAAATGATGGTAGATGGGATTTAAAGCACTGGTGGGGCAAAAAGTATGATGGAATGTTTTACCGAAGCATCAAAGTTAAAGTCAATCTGAAAGAAGTGGTATTCAACACGAATTATGATCCTGGATATATGAAGGATATTTACGCAATCATCACCAAATCCAGAATTCTAGGAGTTACCAAGAAGCAGATGATAGACGCTCAAATAGCCAACAAACCAAAGATCAAGTTAAGGCTTGATAAACTCATAAACAAAGGTCAGTTATAATGTGCAATTGCAGCAAGGCAGTAACTAGAACCGACTGTCAGTTACTTAAAAAATATGCTACAGATCCAGAAAGAAGGTTTTTCATTTATCACATTTTCGACGGCGTACGTGGCCTTGAAATAGCGTGGATCCCATCTGGACAAAACCCCAACGAGGTAGCTAAATTACGTGGGTTTATAAATGAAGAAGGAATACCGGAATGGTATAATGTAAAAGAACATCCCTGCTTATATGAAGAATCAAACAAAACTTAAAATTTACCAAGACAGTAAAGAAATCCCCTTCTGGAATTACAAACGAATAGACCAGACAGGGGATTATTTATTTATGATCAAAGGCTATGAATCGGGAGATGAAGTTCCCGATGTTGACGTGGAAGATCTGAAAAACAAATTTAGTCTGATAGAGCAGGATTATGCTGTTTCTATTAACATGAAGAATGAGGAGGTTGTCCAGTATGGTCAAATAGCTATTTCTCAAAACGAAATGAATCGATATCTGCTCGTGATTAAGATGATTGATCTTTTGATCAAAACTAACAATATTCGAGTTAGCATGGACATGGAGCCATCAGAGGATTTTAATGAAGAAATCATAAGGGATCTCCTGAAAGATTTTAAAATACAAAAGTGTGATTCAATTGTTGACCAAAGGCAAAAGCTTATCGAACGTGTTGAAAAGCACAAAAACCAGATCGCGAAACTGCAGAGTGCCTTAAAAAAACAGGATCAAAATACGAATACAGAAGAATTTAATCTAACGGACCAGTTTGTTTGTTTACAGATAGGATTGGAAATGCCTTTAGATGATAAGCAGATTTCATTATATGAATTTGGGCTTTATGTGAGAAGATTAGTGGAGAAGGTAGAAGCGTCAAATAAAATATTAAAAAATGGGTGACAAGTTAGCAGTAATACAAGGACAGAAAACAGTTGATGAACTAAAATTGATTGAGACTGCAGGTAAAAATGTAGTGAAAATGTTTAAAGATTTGGTTACCCAAACCAATCTCGTTAACCGGTCACTAAATACCGGTAAGTTAAGAGAGTTTAATGCTGCTTTACAAGATTTAAACCGTACAACCCAACAACACACCACTTTGGAGCGTCAGCTTTCGTCTGCCTTCGAGAGAACATCAAGATTAGAGCGGGAACAGGCCAGGCTTGCCACAGAGCATGCAAGGACCAGGGCAGAATTGGCAAGAGCCATTGTGGAAGAAAGTCGAGCTAGGCAGCAAACAAGAAGAGAAGCTGAAGCCGAAGCAAAAGCCAATAAAAATCAACAGAGACAATTAGACGCTAATACCGGAGCCTATAAGAGGCTGTCGCAAGAAGCCAACCGAGTAAAACAGATGACAAAAAATCTGGAGGCAGAGATTCTTCTTCTTACTCGTGATTTTAAAACCGGTGCAATATCTCAGGAAAAGTATAATCAGGAATTAGCAAAATTACAGGGCCAGTTTCAGGGAGCCTCAAAAAGAGCTAAAGAACTAGATGCTGAACTAAAGAGAATTGATGCAAATGTTGGAGATAGACAAAGAAATGTAGGAAACTATAGAGACGCTGCCGTGAATTCAATAAAAGGATTGGATGGTCAAATCAAATCTATGGTCTCCATGTATTTAGGATTCCAGGCAGTGATTACGGGAGGTTCAAAATTAATCCACAATAATTATGAACTGTCCGATAGTCTTGCTGATTTACAAATTAGACTAAACGGCAACAAAGAAGCCACGGACGGATTATTTGATAGTTTAAGAAAAATGGACACCCGAACCGGATTGGGTGAGCTGGTAAATACTGCTTCAATAGTCGCTAAGAAAGGTGTTGCAGTTGATGAAATAGAAGGGATCACCAAAGCCTTGGATGATTACTTTATTGTAGCGGGAAAAGAGGCCGGAAATCGTGAAGAAGGAACTGCTTCCATTATTAAGTTGATATCAATTTTCAACGAAGACAAGCATATCACTGCGGAAAGGGTTACAGAGATCGGAACTGCTCTCGTAAAGCTGCAAAACTCTGGAGTTGCTACCGGTTCTAAGATGATCGATGTAGCTGAACGAATTGGTGCGGTTAGAGGAATCACCGGGATTACTTTACCGCAGGTATTAGGTTTTGCCGCTGCTATTGAACAACTAGGACAGAAAAGCGAAGTTGCGGGAACCGCAGGGATGCAGATTCTTACTAAAATTCTTTCAGACATGCCTAAATACGCAAAACTTGCCGGTATTTCAGTTGAAGAGTTGAGAAAGATTTATAATGAAAATCCTTTTGAGGCTGTGGTCAAAGTTTCCGAAGGTGTATTAAAAACTGGGGATCTTGAAAAGATTTCTCAGGACCTGGAAGAAGTTGGAGTCAGAGGTGCGAGAGTGAAAGGTGTGCTAGGTGATATTGCTGGTAATGCCGATTTTGTTCGTAAAAGAATTAAAGATGCAAACCTGGCAATTAATGAACAGGGATATTTAGCAGATACTGCAGGTAAAAAACAGGAGACATTTGCCGCGACATTAGATAAAGTTAAAAAGGAATTTGAATTAATTGGATCTAATGATGGATTTAGGAATTTCTTAGATAGTACCTCAAAAGTAGTTTTAGGGTTTATTAAAATAATTACAGCTATTCCTTTCGGAATTGTGATAACGGGTCTTACTCTATTTACCGCAGCTTGGGCATACTATAAGGGAATGGTAATACAGGCCACGATAGCCAATCAATGGAATAACTCTCAAAGTCTTTTAGGCACTATAAGAAATAAGGCTGCCAGACTTGGATTGCTTGGAGAGGCCGAAGCTATGCGGGCAAACACGATTCAGACTGAAGCTAATACAGTTGTAAGGAGTTTGAACGTTGCGAGTTTAGAGGCACAAATAGCCGCGGAGAGGGCTGCTATTTTATCTCTTCAAAATAAAATATCCTGGGATGAAGCAGAAAATATAGTAATTAGACAGCAAATAGTTGCAAAGGAAGCCCTAGTGGTAGCACTAGAGGCAGAGGTGGCAGCAACTAATCAGGCTACAGCAGCAACGGCCCGATTGAATGTAGCAACAAAAATGTCTCCATTAGGTATTGTGCTTGGAGTATTGGCTGTGGTTGTTCCTTTAATGCTGATTTTCTCTGAAAACACAGAAAAAGCAGCTAAAAAAGTACGAACCCTTGCTGAGAATCAAAAGGACCTTAACTCAGCCATGGATAAAGGGGTTAAAAATGCTGCTGAAGAAGTTGCTCATCTTGACGAGTTGTATAAAAAATATACAAACGTCAATACACCAATGAAGGAGAAAAAGGAGATTCTGAAAGAATGGCAGGACTATTACCCTTCATATTTTGGATCATTAAGAACTGAAAAGGATCTTAACGATAAATTGTCTTCCAGTTATAAAGAACTCAGGGATTCTATTGTTTCGGCAGCCAGGGCAGATGCAATCAGAGATAAACTTAAAGGAAGAACTTCTGAAAGGCTGTCTAGGGATGAACAACTAAATAGAGATACTCAGAAAGAAACTGAATTAAACAAAAAGCTTCGAGCAAGCTCTAAAACTCAGAATACTGTTAGAAGAAGAGAAGATGGCGGAGACGGTAAGTCATTTGTAGTTGAAATTCAATCTACAGATCTTCTACTTGCCAGCGATAAGAGGGTGAAAAATTTAGCTATTGCAAAACAAAACAATGATAAAGCAGATGCTGATGAGGATAAAATTCTCTTAGATATGCTTGTAAATGAAGACAAGAGAACAGCTAAACTAAGAAAAGATAGAGCAGGAAGGCTTGGTAAGTTTGCTAAGCCAGAAGAGGAAAAAAAACCAAAGAAGGAAAAGGAATATTCTGGAGCAAAATTAAATGGGAATCAGAAAGATGCCGTTAATGATGCACAAGGTGCCCGTGATAACGAAATCGCTAATCTTAAAAAAAGAAAACTGGATCTGGAGCTTAATCAGGAAGAATACTGGAATGAGTATGAAAAAGTGATGAGCGCGTACAGCGAAAAGGTGAGTGCATTATTGAACGGTAATAATGCTAAAGAAAGACAAATAGAAGGAGCAGCAAGAAAGAGAGCTGTAGAAGCTTTGGAACAGGCAACTAAGGAACTTTATGATATCCGATCTAAGAGAATGGAAGAGAACTTTAAGAAAACTTCCAATGCTTTAGAAAGACAGACAAAACAAATTGAAGAAGATCAATCTTTATCTGATGTTCAAAGACTTAATAAACAAATTTCGATAGATACAGATCTAATTTCGGAGACAGAGAATTTTTATAAAACACAAATTGCGCTCGCAGTTAAGGCTGGACAGGATGTGTTAGAGCTGGAAAGAAAAAGAGACGACGAAATTGGCAAGATTCAAGATGAAAGGAATAAAAGAACATTATCCCTTTCTGACGCTTATTCCCAAATGTTCCAAATACAATCCAATACGGTCAAGTTTACAACCGAAGTTTCTGTTGAAGAGCAAAAGCGGCTTATAATGGCTACTAAAAATCTAAGTATAGCAGAAAAAACGTATCAATTATCTCAACTTGAAAAAGATGCTCTAATCAATGCCAATGATCTTGAAATTCAAAGATTAAAGATTGAACAAGGACGAATAATAGCCATGAAGCTCATTAGAGCATTAAAAGGTGGCTCTCCCGCAGAAACTGCAGAAGAAACCGCCAAGATTGCAGAGCTACAGGCTCAGATTGATGCTCTACTTACCGGCATTGAGCAGACGAAAGGCGAGAAAAGAGATTTAGAAAAAAACCGATGGAAAGAAGTTGCTGATGAAGGTATTGAAGGTTTGAGATCAATGGGATTTAATAACCTCGCTGATACCATTGGAAAAAACTTTGATGATCTTTTTGAAAAAATAAGTAAAGGTGCGCTCACTGCTAAAGATGCGGCGCTAGTAGCAGCCGCTGCAATAGCTGATGGTTTGTCTTCCATGATCGATACGCAAAAGGCTCACACAATTGCATCTCTTGATGAACAGCTTAAATATTCCCAGGAAGCAGCAGAACAAGAAACTGAGTTTATAACAGGTAGGTTAGAACAGTTAAATGCATTGGAAGAACTCACTGCTGAACAAATGACCGAAAGATCAAGACTGGAAGATGAAGCAATGGTTGTTAAAGAGCAACAGCAACAGCGTGAAAAGCTTATTGAGACTCAAAAGGCGAAAGCTGAACAAAAAGCTGCTTCCCAACAAGCTTTGATTAATGGTGCGTTAGGAGCTACCCAGGCACTGGCTTCTATGCCTCCGCCAGCATCCTTTGTTATGGCTGGTCTTGCCTTAGCCTTCGGTATTGCCCAATCAGTTGCCATCATGTCCAAAGATCCCACACCAAAATACTGGAAAGGTAGAAAAGGTGGGAAAGCTGAATTTGCCTGGACTCAGGAGAGAGGAGCCGAGGTGATCACTGATAAGAATGACAATATTAAATCCCTAGGATCTGGAAATGGGGCAAAAATGACCTGGCTAGATGCCGGTGATAAAGTTTACACCGCCGTAGAAAGTAAGGACATTCTAAAAACAATGGGCCCGAATTCAAAAATAGGAAACCGATTAATAAAAAAGTCAATCCAGCAAAGCCTTCTGGCTCCTGTGGTAAACGTTTCAGTAAGCCAACCAAGCAAAAATGATAATAAGTTGGAGTCTGCAGTACGTAAAGCATTTAAAGATTTTGGACCTACGTCAATCAGAAAAGAAAAAGGATTAATAATAAAAGAAAAACCAGGCTACATTTCAAAAGTAGTCGGAACATATGATTTAAAAACCCAAGAGGAAACATGGATATAAAGCACATTTTTAACGAAACCGGAGTGAAAAAAATCTACAAACTGATTGTAGTTTCCGGGCAGTATCAAGGAGATTATATTATCGAAAAACCCGACGGTTGGAGTTCGGCTGACTCTGTTGTGAATATCGATGATGAATTATTCAACGTGAAAGATTTCATCATTGGAGACAATGAAAAAATCAGATTCTGGCAGTATGCTATGCCGGAAGCGTTCAAGCTTATATATAATGTATATCAGGAGCAAAGAGGGGAAGCGCATGTCATATTTAAGTGGCTGGCCGTAAAGGATGGTGTTGAATATGATCTGCTTCAGGACAACTTTGAAATCAATTTCAATAAGTATTCGTTCCAGTCCGGAAAATCAATGCCTAAAATAGAAATTGAACTGATCAAAAGCGAGGCCCGAAATAAACTCGCAAACCGAGAAGAAACAACAATCGATTTGTTCGATACTAAAGATCTGGACGAAAACGTGATCACCCCGGTTAATACTTTTACCTTGGGCTACAAGAAAGGAGATAAAAACCTTTCCAATTTCTATTCCTATGATATCTCGCAGCCAAGTTCAACCGGTTTTAATTTGAATGATCACTTCCTCTCGTTTAAAAGATCTGACGAGTACGAATTTGGAGATAATACAAATGAATATGCAGGAATTAGACCTGGGGTGACACATCCTGTTGATCAAGGGCCTTTTGTGACAACAAATATCACCCTTAAGAAAATACAGATTGAGATCAGTAACATGCATCTTAAGTTTAAAAAGCAATCTGCAGGAGCTCCAGTGGTTAAGTTGTTCGCTATCGTGATTGGCATTAACTACAGACAGATTTATGCTCTTGAACCATCTGTTATTGTTGTTGGAAGTCCTAACTATTCGGAAATAAAAATTGATTACAAAAAATATCCATTAATAGATCCAGAGAATTTGCAACCCGGCCAAAGTTTATATTTTGTTTTTAACTCAGATACTCCATTTTCTTATGAGTGTTTGAAAACAAACACAAGCATTCAAATTACAACTAATATGGAGTCTCCACTTGTTAAAACTACTGGAATAAGACTCATAGAGGGCTTAAAACAGGTAGTTAAAAACTACACAGCTTCATCATTAAATGTGGTGAGTAAGTTTTTAGGATCCGGAGGCACTTTCTTCAATACTTCAATTTCAACAGGAGTTTACTTACGTGGATTAGGAAACCTATATACCGCAGGCCAGAAGATCAAGACCTCCATGAAAACAATGTTGACTGATGGCGCAGCCAAGCTGTTGACTTTAGGGTTTGATATAATTGGATCCGATGTGGTTGTTGAAGATTTACGATATTTTTTTAAAGACATTAAATCGTATGATCTGTCAAAAAAGCAATACCTGGCAGGTTATGAAATTGAACCGGATAAAGATGTTACATTCAATAGTCTGTTATTTGGATCAAAAAAATATTCTACAAAAATTAAAGATGACATTAGAAATTTCATTACAACAGCGGAGTTCTCTACTCCGATAACAACAGTTAAAAATAAGTTTGATAAGCAGACAGACCTGATTATTGATGAATACAAAATTCAGGAGCTTATTGAGGATAAGTCCTCTTCAACCAATGATAATGACGACGATCTTGTTATGATTGATATGGTGGAACTTGTTGACTATTGGGATACAGGGGTTTTTGAAAATACATTTCATTCTGAAGATGGGGGAAACTTGCTTCTTACATGTAATGTAACGCCATTTGATACTACCATGATTCAAGTAGGCACTGAAGTACAAATCACCGAAGGAATTAATGCGGGCACTTGGACTGTCTTAGATGTATCCGGTAACAAAATAAAGTTGAGTATGAATTTTGGAATTACTGCCGGCACCTCTGATACTCCAATAAAATATAAAATATCCTCCCTCATAAAAAATAGATCTTTGAATGATGGGTTTTCAGCTCCGGCCTTTATCAGAAATCCGGAAACTGCCACGAATGCCCGACATAACCCAAAGTACCACATGGCTAGATGGTTTCCGTTTTTTGGCAGCGGACTGACGAAGAAAAAAGAAACAGATCTCATAAAAGTCACGAACTACAAAAATGAAGCAAAGGCTTCTATGTGGGCGCGAACACAAGATTTAGCCTATGAACTATCAGGACCTATAGTTGTGGGAGCAGATGAACCGATTGGACGGTTGAGAGCGAATAGCCAGACTTTATTTGACGGCCAAACAATTAAAATATCCTATCATAATGTGACCTTTGAAGAATTCATTACACTTTATGAGAACTGGAGATATGGGATAGGTGGTGACAGGATGAAAAGCAGAGGCTATATTTCGCTTAATTCTCCAGTTGGATTATTGGATGTTTACCCGTTTGGAGATGGTGCTTTGTCACACAGCCGTAAAAACAACGTTCTAACAATCAAAGGAAAGGTTAAAGGACGTTCTGTGGAAGATCCTGTTTTATTGTCAGTGATTCAAATCAACAAAAACACGTTGACGGTGAACTTTGATTATACAGCAGATTATGTAAATCCTGGAATTGATATCCAGATGTCAGTAGATGGTGAAAACTGGACTACGATCCATACTGCTTACAATACGAAGACCGTTACTTTCAGCGAAGATTTACTGTTGAACTTCCTTACCGGAAATATTGTAAAATTCAGAATCATGGTCACAACTCCGGAGTTCTATGGCCGTATTTCAAATGTTTTAGATATCGGGTGGCAATTTAATGACTACAGGATCACAGAAGTCCGAAGAACAGAAAATATTGACTGCGGGTATAGTGAGCTCGTTTTTGATATTGAAGGCACAGCTTCATTAGATGTTGAGTGGACTTTTAATAGTTCTCCGGGAGGTGGTAATTCAACTTGTCTTGACTACAATGGATTAGAATTGGTTTCATTTGACTCATTATATGGTCCGGACTTTACCGAAGTGAAAAACACACCACTTACTGTAGCCAACGAGATAAAACGATTTGAAATTAGAGTGAGAAATACAGACAATTTTGCTTTCAACCCGCTAAACTGCCAAAATACAGGAACAAATAGCATTGTTGTAATTGCAGATGTGCAAGCTAAATTTAATAATACGGTGACAGCAGAAGAGCGAATTTTATTCATTCAAGCAACAACTATAAAGTATTATTAGTAGCTAAATGAAAATTACAGACGCCAACACTAGAATAGCGTTAATTTAATTTTGTTTTAGCTAGAAGTTATAGTCAACAATACCATGACAATAGTAAATTAATTTTGTTGTATGCAGAAATTTTGGTATCACAGCCCAGTCCGATTTTACAAGACGATGGAAGAATTGGAGGATATGACCAATCCGCAGAACACACAGTTTTTCGGGCACAAAAAGCCATATCCACTGGAGTATGATTCATATCACAGAATTTTAATTCCTAACTACGAAAACGAGGTTCCAGAAGGCGCAGAACTATTGTTATGGATTGTTGGTGAGGAAGAAGAGATTGTTCCTTGTGAATTTGGAACATTTGAGAACAAGCTTGTACGGGTAACTTTTATCTGCAAGGAATTTTTAACCGGACACTTTGAAATAAGAACCACTGCCGGACAGGTTTTGTACTATTCAAACTGCATTCAATTTATTGACTCTACTGATGGATACGGACGCAAACATATTAGGATCGCTACCAAGCATACATATAATCGCAATATGTTCTCATATGATCAACAGCAATTTGACTGGATGATTACTAATCTACCAGGGTATTGTCTAGGTCAGTTTTCAATTGATGAAGAGATTGACACAGGTACAGCTGGAGATCTTGAAATGTCTGTAAATAATGATGCGTGGGTTGAAGAGTCCGTGAACTACCAATTTGAAATTGAAGGTGACAATAATGTTTTGACATTCATTTCGGTTCATTCGGTGAATAATGATTTCTATATCGATGGGACGAAAAGAACAAGAAAAGAGAAAGCAGAAGTGGAAGATCTATCTGCGGCAGTTACGTTTAAGTTTTCAAATCAAAAGGACGTAAACGGACTGAACATTTTACTTGATGAAGGTGAGATATTTGACGATGTAATGAAATATGCTCTATCGAATGATAGGCGTACTTACATCTATGCAATTGATAATGAAATAGGAATAGAAGTAAAAAGATAATTATGGGATATCCATTTGTAGAGCTAAAACCGATTAGTACTGTGTCAGAAACAACTGACTCATTTAATTCTTGGATTGTTGTAGATAAAGGTAATGGAAAATTGGGCAGAATGCCGGTAGATTTGTTTTACCAAAGAATTGGAAATATAGCTAAACCGTTATTACCATCAGATCCTTCCCCGACAGAGGAGGGTTGGTATAGACCAATGCTGTCTTCAGAAGACAATAAAGATGCAGATCCTGAAAATTGGGGTACTTTATATCCTAACGCAGGCAATATGCGGTCAAAAGAAGGATATGATACTTTATTTTATCTTCATGAGTCTGGCTGGATCAAGCAAGAGAATAAAATGCCTGTAGATATTTTATCTTATAATCCTGCAATTTCATATAGTGAAAATCAAAAATTCTACAAATCAAATCAGATTTATATCGTTAAGCCTGGACAGGTCTTAAATGCGGGCGAAGTTCCTGAAAATTCTGTTGGAACTAAGCTGGATCTTATTTCTGTTAATGCTGATTCAAATGGTAATCTGTTTTCCTTCGAATCTGGTCAATATAATTCAGCTGGAGTACGAAACACCGGATACGGAAAAAATGCATTAAAGTACAATGAAAACGGAAGTGACAATACAGCCTTTGGTTTAAATGCTTTAGCAAATAGGTTAAATGCAGGAAGCAAGAATACAGCTGTAGGTACAGGTTCACTTTACGACAATGAAGGCGATAACAACACAGCTATCGGATATGATTCTTTATCTCAGGTGAAGGGTGATGATAATGTTGGAGTTGGAATTGGAGCGAACAACGGAGTTATTAATGGGAATAAAAATACTGCTATTGGAGCAGGTGCGGGAGTTATTGGCGATCGTTCTAATACAGTCGCTATTGGCGCAGGCGCAATCGCTCAACAAGATGGACAGGCTGTTATCGGAAACGATAATTTCACTGAGTTAAAGTTTTTTGGCAGAATCACGACAAAAGATCACAATGTTTATTGGGCTGATTACTCACAGTATAATTATTTTATGGCTGGCGCGGGTAGAAATGATTATTCTGATTTTACCGCGAATGTGTATGGAAATGTTGGAATAGGGCACAAAGCTTTAGAAGAAGTAAATGATAGCATGATGAATACTGCAATTGGTCATCAGGCTCTTCAAAAGCTAAAAGGAGGCGCTGATCACACGGCGGTAGGCGCAGGCGCGCTTCAAAAACAGACTGCAGGCGTGGGGTGTACTGCTATGGGAAGACTTGCAATGGCTAATTCGACTGTAGGAACTAATAATACTGGATTAGGAGATACTGCTCTTGAATTTAACATTGACGGTAATTCAAATACGTCTGTAGGATATTCTTCTGGAATCAAAGCAGGTGGTAGCTTTAACACCTTAATGGGAACGTTTGCAGGTGGTCATTATCTTGCCCGTAACGGACCATTATGTAAATTTAACAATACAGTGGCAATTGGAGCGGCTACGCTTCAGTATAATGAGGACTTCCATAATAATACTATTGTAGGTACATACTCAGCACATGCCGTACAGGGAGCTGATAATGCGACATTAGGTTATGAGTCATTGAGGAATGCAACAGCAGTACATAGAAATACTGCCGTGGGAACAGGCGCCGGTTATTGGCTTGAATCAGGCAGTGATAACGTTTTTATCGGAAATAACTCGGGCAGGGATGGTCAAGTAAGAGAAGTGACAGGATCCACGGTGATTGGGGCAAATGCCTATTCTGTACGAGATAATGAAATTGTTATTGGTAAATCGACCGATACTCATATTAGAATTGCTGGGGTAGAATTTACAAGAGAAAGGCTTGAAGCACTTTTAAATCTAGTAAGCTGATGAAAGAATTCATAATTAAAAATCTTCTTTCCATTCATTCCGGCGGAGTGGGTGGAAAGATTTGGGCTTCGGTTCAATTGGCATCGGTTCCGGCTGTTGGATTGTCAATTTCGGAACGTTTAACGGGCTGGTATATTGACAGTCAATTCTTCATAATGCTCCTTATAGGAGGTCTTTTGGGAGATTTGATTCTCGGTGTATGGAAGCACCTTAAATTAAGGACGTTCTCTTTCAAAAAATTGCTTTTAGGATTCACAGAAAAGATGGCAATCGTCACAATAGCATATTTTTTTACTGAAGCAATAATGCAGATAATTTCAGATGGGGATCTGGACAGTGTATATTTTAAGATGTTCTCTAAAATCGCAATCTTTTTGTATCCTGCAGGAAATGCCGCGGTAAATATGGGAATCATTACAAATGGGAAATTTCCATTCCCTTTTTTGCTAAAACGGATTGCTAAGTTCAATAATAGTGGAGATCTAGGCGTATTTAACATGAAAAAAAATCAAGATGAAAAAGATATTGATTCTAATATTCCTGAGTAACCTCATATTAGGCTGCAGGACCAAGCAAAAAACGTCTTTCTACAGAACTGAAGGGCGGACTGAAGTCGAGCGAGTGAAATTCGATTCACTGAAAAAGACTTCGATCAAGGAATCCACGAAAAAAGTAACTGATAATTCTCTGAAACAGCAGAAAGAAGATTTTTCCGGAGACATAATCATTAAGGGCAAAAGCGATACATTGAATCCGTTGATTTTTCATAATGTTGTTTCCGGGGACACGCTTCAAAGTATTTTGATCCGAGGAAAGGCTGACTACTATATTTCTAATCACTACAAAAAGTCTTCTGAGGATAAAAAAGAGACTGTCAAGGAAGAAAAACTGAATGTCATCCAAAAAACTGCCCGGGATCTGGTTTCGAAAGAAAACATAAAAGACGTGGCCTCCAAAGTCGAAGAGGGAACGAAGAAAATAAAGTCTACAGGTTTTCAGGCCGGATGGTTAATTCTCATTGGCGTTATTGGAATTGTCGCAATCGTAATTTTTGCCGTCTACAGATACTTTAAAAGAAAGTGACAGAAACCCTATTAAAAACAACATTCTATTTAACACTATATCTAATAGGAGCCGGAAGTGGTTTCTGTTTAAAATCAATAATTGATAAAATACTTGAAAAATGAATAACGAAATATTAAATCTTACAAAGAAAGTATCAGCTGAGTTTGGATTTGATCCAGCAGTTATGCTCGCCTTTATTGACGTGGAAACCGGAGGGCGCGGTTTTGATTCTTCCACAGGAAAAATAATGATTCAGTTTGAACCCGCCTGGTTCAAAAAGAAAGCTCCTTATGCACCTTCTGGATTATGGAATTTAAATAAAGTTGATGTGCAATCTAAAGAATGGCCTGCATTCAATGACGCATTTAAAAAGAATGAGAATGCAGCCATGGAAAGTACCTCGATCGGTTTAGGGCAGATAATGGGATTCCATTTTATAAGACTTGGGTTTACTACTGTGGGTGAAATGTGGGATCACGCAAAAGAATCTTTGCAGAATCAAATATGGCAGATTGCAAAATTCATTGAGACAGACAAGAATCTGAAACTAGCAATAAAAAATAAAGATTGGTTTACGATCGCTAAGATATATAATGGATCAGGATTTATGGAAATAGCTCGGAAATATAAGCGTGAACCATATAATATTAGCATGCAAGCTGCTTATAATAAGTATGCAAAATAAAAGCCTCTTAATTGAGGCTTTTATTTTTACTTAAACTGTTTCTCAATTTGTTTGAGATGCTCTTCCGTTACCTCAGGATTATTTTTAATAAACTTCTCTTTGTATTCTTTCATTTTGTTATCAAAAATAATTTTTTGACCACTATTTAAAGAGCTGATTACTGCTTCAATTTTGCTATTTAAAGCATTTACGGAAATATCCATAGATAAATTATCATTCATATTTTAAATCCCACATTTGAGTGGTTACATCAATTTACGAAAAATAAAATGTAATTCAAGAAAAAAAACACAAAAATTGCATGCCGTTTATGGTTAATAAACGCGTTTAAACTGCTGTTTTCTAGGTTGTAACATTATTCTAAAGTAAGTTTTTTCAATTCATTTGACAGCTCAGGCAATATTTCTTCCGAAAGAACTTTCATGGCTTTTTCTGCATCACTTTTCGTGAATGGCCGTCCCTTATCGTTTAATTTCCTACTCAGATACGCTGATGCATTTGAGTTATTAGGCCACATTTTAGATGCAATGTATGACTGATCTATTTTGCAGTGATCCTTGAGGTATTCTTTAACTGTCATAGAACAAAGATATAAAAAATGTACAATTATTTTTGTATGTACAATTAAAATTGTACATTTGTAGGACAGAAATCAAATTATTAATTATGGGAAAAGAACAAGCTTTCAACGTAACAGGAATTGAACATGGTTCATGGGTTTATGCTAGATGCAAAAGAGAAGCGGTTAAAATTTTTCGGAAGAGATACAAATCTGAAAAGGTGCTTTATTGTAATATACTAGGAAGGTTAACAAGCAAAATGATAATGTGATGGATGAAATATTGATGCTTATAAACGAATTTGAAAAGCGAAACAATATGAGTATAGCTTTCACAATGTACAATGATGGTTCTTATTCAGTGAATGAATTTTGGGATAATGAAAGTTTAGACGGCGGAAATTCTGTGGGTGAATTAAAATCATTTTTGAGAGAAACACAATATAAGCTTGATGAAAATGGACGTTCTTATAGTCCTTGTATAAAATTACCTAACCCAGAACTACTAAAATAAACGATATGGAAAATACAAAAACAAATCAATGCCCAGAATTTCCGCATTTTGGAGCTTCTTATCCAGATGCAACTTGTATTGATGGATATCTATGGGATTTAGATCATGTTAATGATGACGGAACACTTTATGGTGGTGGTGATGATCCTTGCCCCTTCTGTAACAAAGAAGAGTTTGTAGAATGGCTTGGGGATGAGTGGTCAAGAATTGATGCTGAAACATACATTGAAAATTTAGAAGAAAAATACAATAGGTAAATTAAAGTCTGAGTAAACTATACTTCTCACATGGTTATTAGTTTTATCCTCGGCTACGGTCGGGGATTTTTATTTCGTAAATTGTAAACAACCAAATCAGATATTCCATGGAAATAGAAGGGACCGTCCTAAAAGTTAAGAAGAGATATACGCGAATTCGACTCAATGACAATGCTAAAATGGATTTAATGTACCGGAAAAGCGACAACTATATCGTGAACCATTTGAAAAAGGGTGACTGGATGAAAGCCATAGTAAAAGTAAAGAGCTACACGATAGGAAAACGGAAATTAATGGCTTTTCATTTACATATTGTGAAAGACTGATCAATCCTGTAAAAACTAATTTTGATATAAAAAGTATCAGTTTTGATTTTGTGAATGTTTGATTTTGTATCAATTTTGGGTCATGGAAATCGCAGGAATAATAAAATCAAAGCATGTGGATCATGTCCGACTTATCACATCCGATAAGAAACAGGAAATAGACGTTTTCTACACAGAAAGTAAAAAGTTTGATATTGAAGAAATATTCGAAAATGAGGTAGTACTTTTCAGTGGTACATGTGAATCGGTTGATTATTACGGGCTAAAATTGGCGAAATTCTGGCTCCTTGACATTATTTTACCAAAGAAGAAATTCGTATACCAAGGAAAAAAGCGAAAAGGTGATAATGAAAATAGTAATGAAGGCTGGGCAGATAGGCATACGAAATAATTGCATAATATTTGTACTTTGCAAATAAAATCTATCATCATGTGCTATTACGTTGACGCGAAATTATCCAGAAAAGAAATCCGTGAAGTATTTAATGTGGAGACCGAGTTTACTGAATTTAAAAGTGAAAAGATGCTGTCAGGATTCCGTGCAAAAGGAACTGTTGAAAAGCCACTCCCGATAATAATTGACGAAAATCCAGATACTGCAGTTATCGGGGACTGGGGATTGTTGCCGTTTTTTAGCAAAGACAGAACTTTTCAATCTAAAACATTAAATGCAGTTATTGAAGAGCTAGAATTGAAAAATAGCTATAAAAATAGCATTAATAAAAGGTGTCTAGTCTTGGTGAACGGGTTTTATGAGTGGCGATCACTTGATAAATTTGGCAATCCTGATCCTGAAGGTAAAGTGAAACAGTTACATAGAATTCACTTAGACAATGGCGATAAACCTTTTGCGTTGGCAGGAATTTATAATATTTGGAATGATATAATAACATTTTCAATTTGTACAACTAAAGCAAATACTTTAATGGCAGATGTGCACAATTCAAAGAAAAGAATGCCGGTTGTTTTGAACGAAAATGATCATTTAAAATGGCTGAACATTCCTGACTATTTAGATTTTGCACATCCTAAATATGATGTAAAATTGATTTTAGAAAACTTAGAACCAGAGAAAACCCCAAACACCTTATTTTAGCCATGGAGGACAACAAACATATATTTCAGCTTCTGGCAAATTATATTGAGGAAGATCCGGATGATATGGAAAACTTCTACAATGATGCTATGAATCTAATCAGGGGAGCTGCAGCAGACAAGAATATTGAGTTCGACGGCTACTTCCGGGAACGTTGGGAGATATCAGCAGATACGATTTTTGAATTCGATGAAGACTACTTTGAAAATGAAGATAGGCGTGATCTATATGTCTTCCTTTCAGCTCTTGTTGATGAAGAAATATTCAGTTATCTTCATTATGTTTGGCACCACGTCAATAATGAGGAGCTTTCCAAAGAAATATTAGAAATTAAAATAGAAGAACTAAAAGAAAAAGGCGTACGGTTTTAACCTACGCCTTTGTTTTATCGGCTTGCTTACTCAGTCGCTCGCTAATATTGGAATAAATCCAAAGTATGGTTAATACAGCACAAATTACAAAAACATTATAGGTCAAGAAATCACCTATTGAGAAAAACACCCCATCAGCAAATTCTGTAAAAATTCTATCTTCTCTACTTAAAAATCCGATTTCATTTTTAAGGCACATCAATAATATTAATACAATAACTGATATGGTCATGGCGACACCTAATTTATCTCCTTCTTTTTTCAT